AAATACTTTGCTCCTAGACTGTATTCGGCACAGTACAGAGCGGTTACAGCAAGGGATTATGAGGCAATTATTCAGTCGATCTATCCCAATACGGAATCAGTATCTGTTGTGGGTGGTGAAGAGTTATCACCACCACGTTATGGGACAGTTCAAATTAGTATTAAACCAAAGAATGGAACATATGTTTCTGATTTTGATAAACAAAATATTCTAAATCAGATAAAACAATATTCTATTGCAGGAATCAACCAAGAAATTGTCAATCTCAAAATTCTTTATGTTGAGATTGATACGTCAATTTATTATAATACGTCACAAATTACAAACGCAAACACCTTAAAAACAAATATCACATCAGCGTTGACAGAATATTCAAAGGATGTTGATATGAATAAGTTTGGTGGAAGATTTAAGTATAGTAAGGTTCTTCAACTAATTGATAGGGTTGATAGTGCAATTACTTCTAATATTACAAAGGTTAAAATTAGAAGAGATATGAAGGTATTGAAGAATCAATTTGCACAGTATGAGTTATGTTTTGGTAATAGATTTCACATCAATCCCTCTGGATATAATATTAAGAGTACTGGGTTTACAGTTTCTGGATCTACAGATACTGTCTTCTTCACTGACGTTCCAAATAAAAATGCAAATGGAGATTTGGATGGAAGTGGAAAGGGAGTTCTTTCTGCAATTACAAGAACAGAAACAGATCAATTGCAGGTTGTGTTGAAGAGTGTTGGGACAATTGATTACACCACAGGAGAAATTATTGTTAATACAATTAACATTACTTCAACAGTTGCAGACAATGATATTATTGAAATTCAAGCATTCCCAGAATCAAATGATGTTGTTGGTTTGAAAGATCTATATTTGAGTTTTAACATTCCGAATAGTACAATAAATATGGTAAAAGATGTTATTGCATCTGGTGAGGATATTTCTGGAGTCGCCTTCACAAGAGATTTTTATACGTCAAGTTATTCTAACGGAACATTAGAGAGGAAATAAAATATGACCAATTTTGAGAGAAGAGTGCAACTCAATAAAATTATTGAGAGCCAACTTCCAGAATTTTTAGTTGCAGATTTTCCAAAAGCAATTGAATTTTTTAAGCAATACTATATTTCTCAGGAATATCAAGGAAGTAGTTCAGATTTAATCAATAATCTTGATACTTATCTCAAAGTTGATAATTTAATTCCCGAAGTTATTGTGGGGGAGACAAAACTTTCCTCTGCGATTACTGATACATCTACAACTATTGCAGTAGATTCTACAAAAGGATTTCCCCAAGAGTATGGTTTACTCAAAATTGGTGATGAGATAATCACATATACTAGTAAGACAGAGACTGAATTTAATGGTTGTATTCGTGGATTTGTTGGAATTACTGAATATGATTCTGGAATCAAAAATATAAGTTCAAATGTAAATAAGCAGAATGTAATTTTTTCAGATACATCTGCTGTTTCTCATAGTGCAAATGACACTGTTACAAATCTAAGTGTCCTTTTCTTACAAGAATTTTATAAGAAACTCAAAAAAACTTTTACACCAGGATTAGAGGAAACAGATTTTGTTTCAGATCTTGATGTTGGAAACTTTATCAAACATGCAAGAAATTTTTATCAATCAAAAGGTATTGAAGAGTCTGTAAAAATTCTTTTCAAAGTTCTTTTCGGTGTAGAATCGAGAGTATTAGATCTTGAAGGAAGATTAATCAAACCTTCTTCTGCTGAATATGTCAGAAGAGAAATTGTAGTTGCAGAAAATATCTCTGGTAATCCATTTGGATTAGAGGGTCAGACAATATACAAATCGAATGATATTAATACCAACGCTTCGGTTTCTGACGTTCAAATTTTTACAAGAAATAATGTTGCTTACTATAAACTAGGTTTATTTGTTGGATATAATGAAAGAGATTTGATAGAGGGTACTTTTAGAGTACCAGGAAACTCAAAAACATTAGAAACCATTTCTGTTGGTGATTCTATTATTTCTGTTGATTCTACAATTGGATTTCCAGAGTCTGGTACTTTGATTTCTGGTTCAAATACCATCACGTATACTTCAAAAAGTATCAATCAATTTTTTGGATGTTCTGGTGTAGTTTCTCAGATAGAGATTGGTAGCAATATTAGAGAAGATGAAACTGTTTATGGATATGAGAATGGAGATGTCACTAAAAGAGTTGATTTAAGAATCACAGGTGTTGTTTCTGATTTAGTTCCTCTTGGCGATATTTCTCTGGTTGAAGATGGTGAAGAAATAATTGTCAAAAATCTTGGCGAATTAATTGATAATCCAGAAGGAGAAAAAACATATAAGCAAGTATTTGCTAACTCCTGGATTTACAACACCAAAACAAGATATCAAGTAGATTCAATTTCAGGATCAACATTTAGATTACTAAGTCATATTGACAAATCAAGTTTAAAAGTAGGTGATAGTGTTGATGTTTTAGTTAGAAATAGCAATACTGTTGCCTCTTCAAATGCAACTATTGCATCCGTAGACACTTCATTAGGGCAAGTAATTTTAAATAATATAAGTGGATTTACACCACTTCCAACAGTTGATTACGATATCCGTAGAAATATTAAAAAAGTAACTAGTTCGTCAGTTCCACTGCTACTTGGAAACAATAGTTACATTGCAAATACACTTAATGTTTACACAAATGATTCTGGTACTGAGGGGTATGTTGCATCCCATTCTTTACCCTCTTATGAAATAGTAGATGAAATTGTCGAATCTACTCTTCCTAATGGTTCTGATTTCTATTTGGAAGATTATGATTCTGTTTCGCAATCATATTCGACAATAAAGTTTTCATCAAATGTTCGCTTTATTAATGGTGATAAGATTAGTTACACTGCCGACAATCCACTTGGTGGATTAACTTCTGGGGATGGTTACTTTGTGCAGATTGTTGCTCCCAACAAAATTAGACTGTATAGTTCCAAATCTTTACAATCTAGTGCCACCAGTTATGTTAAACTGCAACCAAATTCAAATCCTGGTGTACATAGATTTTCATTGGTAAGGCATAGAACAAAATATCTCGCACCAAATAAGATTTTAAGAAAGTTCCCACTAAAACAAAACATTTCATCTACAAAAGAGTCAAAAAGAGATGTTGGAAATATTGGTATTTTAATTGATGGTGTAGAGATAACGAGTCCAAATTCAAGAAACAGTATATACTATGGTCCAATTGAAAAATTTGAAGTACTGAACGGTGGTAAGAATTACGATATCATAAATCCACCAAAAATTGAAATATCCGCTGGAACAGGATCTACTGCTCTTGTTGAACCAATTATTTCTGGTAGTGTAAAGGAAGTATACGTCGATCCGCAAGATTTTGATATCAATGGTATATTTTCTCTTTCTTTAACTGGTGGAAATGGATCTGGTTGCTTTATCGAACCAATTATTGATAATAGATTCCGTGAGATTGAATTTGATAGTCGTTCAACCTCAACTGGTGGTGGCGTAGACATTGTTGATGAAACAATTACATTCACGTCACAACATAATTTAAAAGATTTGCAGCGTGTAATTTATAATCAAAATGGAAATGATCCAATATCTATTGGAGAATTTAATGATTCTCAGAATGAAATTACTGGAACATTAGTTAGTGGTGATGAGTATGTTGTAAAATTTGTAAACACATCAACAGTTAAACTTTATTATAACGAAACTGATGCCAATGCAGGTATCAATACGATTGGATTCTCAACAGCATCATCTTCTACTGGAATTCATAAGTTCCAAACCCTTTCAACGAAAACTTTAAAGAAAGTTAATGTACTAGAATCTGGATCTGGATATCAGTACAGAAAACTGAGAGTCAAACCATCAGGAATTTCTACTCAGTATAATAAAGTTACTTATGAAAATCATGGATTTGAAACTGGCGATGTAATCGAATACTCATCTACCGGATCATTAATTTCTGGTCTTTCAACCACAACACAGTATTCTGTTGCGAAAATAGATTCTAATAATTTTAGACTAATTGATGTTGGTGTTGGAGCAACAATACAGACTGATTTAATCAGATCAAAATACACTGATATTAGTGATATTGGAACTGGATATCACATCTTCAAATATCCAGATATTCAGGTCAATGTAAATGTATCCTATGGATCTACTATTACAGGATCATTTGTTTTTACCCCTATTGTTACGGGAGAAATTACTGGTGCATATCTCTATGAGAGTGGGTCTGGATATGGATCGGAGATTTTAAATTTACATAAAAAACCAACAATTACTTTAAAGAATGGTAAGAACGCAGAATTATCTGCAGTTATTAGAAATGGTTCTATTATAGATGTTCAAGTTCTTGGTAAAGGAAGCGAATACTTCTCAATTCCAGAAATTGTTGCTGATGATGGAAAAGTTGGTAGTGGTGCTATTTTAAGACCTATCATTTCTGATGGTAAAATAGAGGATGTTCTTGTCCTAAATGGTGGTATTGGATATGATCCACTCACCACTAAACTCTATATAAATCCAAGGGGATCTGGATCAATTTTTGATGTAAGAGTTAGAAGTTTGACTTTGAACGATGCACAAAGATTTGGAGAATATGCAAAATTAAGAACGCCAAAGATTTTTTCAAATCTATATGAAAATGATACCGAAGATTCCATTGCTTATGGAATGTATGGATATTCCGAAGACCTAGCAACAAACTATGATGATCTTGGATCAAATCACTCACCAATTATTGGTTGGGCATATGATGGAAATCCAATCTATGGTCCATATGGATATAAAAATCCAAACAATGTTCAGTCTGGTGTTAGTATTATTAAACCTGGATATGTTTTAGATACAACAAAGGTTTTTGATAGACCATCAGCATTCTCTGCTGGATTCTTCATTGAAGATTATACATTTAATAATAGTGGAGCATTAGATAGACATAATGGAAGATATTGCAAAACTCCAGAATTTCCAAATGGAACTTATGCATATTTTGCAGGAATAACAACAAGTCTAACATCTAATACATTAGAACCATCTTATCCATATTTTATTGGTAATACTTTCAGGTCGAATTTCATTGAAGATAATAGAATTTTAAATCAAAGTTTTGATTTCAATAACTCTGATTTGGTAAGAAACACCTTCCCATATAAGGTCAATGATAAGTATGCTGATTATGATTTTGTTGTTGAACCCTATGAAGATTATGATCAAATAACAATCATTGATGCTGTTACAAAAGGTGTTGTTGAAGACATCCTAGTGGTTGATGGTGGAACTGGATATAAAGTAGGAGATTCTGTAAACTTTGACTTTACTGATACCAAAGGATTGGGACTCAGGGCAGAAGTCTCTGAAATTGTTGGAAAAACCATCGATTCATTACAAACCACTCTTGATAGATATGAAAATTGTACTTTTGTTAGGGATAGTGCAAATCAAGTATCTGCATATTTTGAATCTGGTTTTGATTTTAATAATAATGATGGTGTATTAGTAAGTGGACTTACAACATCTATTAAAAATTTATCAGGGTCAAATACTGTAGGAATTTCAACCATCAGTGTTGGTCTTGCTGCAACAATGGTTTCTTATGGACCAATCTCTGGTGGAACTATTCAAGATATATTTGTAACGGGCATTCCTATTGTCTCAGCAGGAAATAGTGCTCTGATTGTATCAAGCTTGGGTAACGAATATGTAAGAGTATTAAACAATTACAATAATGGAGTATTAAGAGTAAAGAGATTTGCCGACTCTGGTGTTGCACATACTAGTACTTCTAGATTGAATGTACTTCCCGAAAGAATTACAATCTCAGCAAATGTAGACCCATTTGAATCTTCTAAAAATAATTTGGTATATTTCAATGGACACCAATCTGTTGGAATTGGGACAACTATTGGTGGTGCAGTAAGAAAATCTTATACTATTGGTGGTGTTACAAAAAATATTTCTATACCATTTAGAAGTATTTACGTTCCAGGACATCCATTTAAGACTGGTCAAAGAGTTACATTAACAAAATCTGATGTTTCTGGAGTAGATTCATTTATTGTTGGTAATGATAATACTAATGTAGGAACATTTAATCTTCCAAACGTAACTACACGTACTGATGAAGTTTATATTATCAACAAGAGTCCAGACTATATTGGTTTAACTACACAAGTTGGACTTACAACAAATACTGATGGTTTATTCTTCTATGGTCATGGATCAAATAATTCAGAGTATTTATTGAAGACAAACTATACACAAATTCTTGGCGACATTGACAGAATAAAGACCGTAGTCAGCACTGCATCTTCACATGGATTAAAAGTTGGTGATCAAATTAATCTGGCAATTAAACCGAATACTGTTGTCGGACTGGGCACAACATCCGGATTAAGTGTAAAATTTGACATCAACACTAACAAATTGTTGATTAATTCGACAAATGCATCAATTAATAATTCTACAAATACCGTAACTATTAACAATCACGGATATAAGACTGGTGATAAAGTCTTCTTTACAACAACAGGAGTTACTACTGGAATAACAACTGGTTCGTATTATGTAATTGAAGATAGTAGTAATACTTTTAGATTAGCAGAAACTTTATATGAATCAAATCCATCAACAGAAAAGGAAATTAACATTGTCGTTGGTGCAGGCGATACTCACACATTCTCACTGATAAATCCAAAAATTGATGTTGAAAGAAATTCAGATCTACGATTTAATCTTGGAGATTCATCTTTAATTGGATATAATTTTAAAATCTTTAAAGATAAAGAATTCAAAGATGAATTTGTAAGTTCTTTTGAGGAAAATAATTTTAATGTTGTTGGAGTTGGTAGTGTAGGATTTGGAACAGCATTTTTACAAGTAAACTACTCTGATAATATTCCTTCAAAACTTTTCTATACGATAGAAAAGTCGGGATACATTAGTACAGCAGATACTGATGTTTCTTCACACTCAGAAATCAATTATGTTGATAATAGTTACAATGGAACTTATAACATTATTGGTGTAACTACAAGCACATTTACTATATCTCCAACTAAGTTACCAAAAGTACTTGTTTATACTAAAAATCAAACTGACTTGTTAGAGTACTCGACAAAATCATCAGATAACATAACAGGATCTATCAATAAGGTAAAAATTATATCGAATGGGTATAATTTTGAATCTCTGCCATCATTTACCAATGTATCCAGTGAAAGTGGTAGAGATGCTAACCTGGTTCCAATTTCAAATTCTGTTGGAAAAATTAAATCTATTAGAGTTAGAGAAGTTGGATATGATTATGCTTCGGATTCTACTTTGAGACCTGAAGCGTATATTCCACCAGCAGTAAGAATTGATAATTATGACACAATTGAAGAATTCATTATCGTGTCTGGTGGAAATAACTATATTACAGCACCAGATTTGTTATTGGTTAATGATACTACGAAACAAGTTGTAGATTCTACGTCATTAATTGCAAAAGCTCCAAATGGATCTATATCTGAAATAGAACAATTAGCACCAATTTATGGAATAGCATCAGAACCACATAAAGTTATATCAATCAACAATTCTAATGGAGTTGGTATTAGTTCTATTATTACTAGCAATTCTGGTATTGCTACCTGCACAATAACGACACCAATTCTTGGTTTCTCAACTTCACCATTCTCTAATGGAGATGAAATATATGTTGAAGGAATTGAATTAGCAACAAGTGGTTCTGGATACAATTCTGAAAATTACGGATATAGATTTTTTAAAGTTGATAGTTATGTAAATAGCAATCCAGCAAAACTTGAGTTTAGTCTTGTAGATGACTTAGGAGTTGGATTATCAACAAATCCAGGAATAGCAAAAACATTCCAATCTGGATATGCTACTATTATTAACAAGAAAAGGTATCCAAATGTCGATGTAAACAAGACAGGATCCAAATTCGTATTAAATGAAAAATTATTTGTAGATACTGGGACAGGATTCTTTAAAGTAGATCTCTCTGTATCCTCAGTAAAACTTGAATACATCAAAGTTAGAGGTAGATATAATTTACAACAGGGATCTAAAATTAAAGGATCAGTTAGCGGAACAATTGCCGATGTAGTTTCAATTTCAGATAATAGAGCTAAGTTTAAAATTGATTATTCTTCTAAACAAAGAATCGGATGGAATAATGATATTGGTAAGATTAGTGAAGATTATCAAGTGACTCCTGATAATGATTATTATCAAAATCTTTCATATTCTATTCAGAGTCCAATCACCTGGAATCAATTTGCTAATCCAGTAAATGGTATTATCCACCCTGCTGGAATGAAAAACTTTGCTGATGTTGGAATTTCATC